CTGTAGATATTCCAAACCCTGCAATGCTTGCGGTTAGCAGTACCACTACCTCTAACTCACCAACAAAGCTTATAGACACTTCGCAAAATTTTACCACCAATGGAGTAAATATCGGTGACATTGTGTATACAGGCGGTGTTGCTATGACAGTAACCGCTATAGACAGTGCAGACACTTTGACTGTTACAGGAGTGGTAGCCTCCGGAGCTGCTTATATTATATATAATAATTCAGAAGCTCCCAACAATGGTTGTGTTCTTTATGTTGGAACAGCAGGAGACTTAAAAGTAATTACAGCGGGAGGTGACACAGTTGAATTTATTGGCGTGTTAGCAGGTTCTTTTATACCGGTGCAAGTAACAAGAGTTTTTAAAACAGGAACAACAGGAACGTCAGCCGCAGATATTTTAGCGTTGTGGTAAAATTCTATTCTACCTGTACGCATAAGGTTAATATAAAATATGTAACAAAGTAAAATGTCACAGATAAACGAAAAGACCAAAATTAATTTAACACCAAAGAACTTGTTGTTTATTATTGGTCTTGTGGCAACCTTTGTAAGTATGTACTTCAAACTTCACGCAGAGGTAGAAGATGCAAAGCGATTACCTGCGAGAGATGTGCAGGTAGATAATGCAATCATTAAGACATCTAACGAGATAGAGTTTATAAAATCAGAGATTGCAGAAATCAAAGGACAGCTTCAGACTATGGAGAATCGTCTGTACCAACTTCAATAGTAAATTATGGCAAAGGTATGTAGATGCTGTGGTCAAGAAATCAAGAGCGATTCAAAATATATTTGGATTCTTGATAATGGTCACGGTGGAATTATTGATGGTGTGTATCAGACAGCCGGAAAGCGTAGTCCTATTTGGTCAGATGGTACTCAGCTATTTGAGGGAGAGTTTAATCGTGCTATTGTAGATAGGATTGCAAACTATTGCGACAAAAATAATATTGAGTACATAAACTTGGTTGACACCAATGAGGATGTATCTCTATCTACTAGAGTTAAGATGGCTAATGAGGTATATAGTGAGTCAGACAAACCCTGTATATATGTGAGCATACACGCAAATGGATTCAGCGATGAGTCAGCAAATGGGTGGGAGGTGTATACGTCTACGGGAGAGACACAGTCAGACCACATTGCAACAGTGCTGTACGAGGAGGTAGAGAAAGAGTTTCCCTTGATAAAAATGCGTAAGGATACAAGGGACGGTGATGTAGACAAAGAATCTAACTTCTATGTTCTTATACACACAGCTATGCCTGCTATACTATCGGAGAACTTCTTTATGACAAATGAAAAAGAATGTAAGAATATTTTAATGAGTGAATCCGGCAGAGACCAAGTTGCCAATGCTCACATTGAGATGATAAATAAAATTGAGAACGAATGAAAGAAATATTAGCAAGACTATTTGGAAAAGGTTCGGGGGTTGTTGAGCAGGTCGGAGGAGTTGTAGACAAATTCATTAGAACCAAAGATGAGAAAGCTAAGTTTGAGAAGGAGATGACAGAGATACTTATCAATGCTGAGGCTGATATGCAGAAGAACGTCACCGAGAGATGGAAGTCAGATATGACTTCAGACTCTTGGTTGTCAAAGAACGTCCGACCATTGGTATTGATGTTCTTGGTTCTGTGTACGATGCTATTGATATTTATTGATGCGGGTCGGCTTGATTTTAAAGTTGAAGCAAATTGGGTAGACCTGTTGCAGATTCTTTTACTCACAGTAATAGCTGCATATTTTGGTGGTAGAACCGTTGAGAAGACAAGAAAGAAATAATTCCTATCTTTGTAGGAAATAAAATTTAATACAATGAAACTTGATGAAAAAGAATTAGAGACCATCCGTGAGATGCAGGGTGAGTTTCAAAAGGCAAAACTTGCCTTAGCGGATTTAGAGCTTAACAAGTACCAACTTCTAAAGACCATTGATGTCTTGAAGCAAGACTTCGGTAAGCACGAACAGAAGCTTATAGATAAATATGGAGCCGACTCAGTTATAAATGTTCAGACAGGAGAGGTTACTGAAAATAAAAAATAGAGATGCCAAAGATTAGTACATATGCAACTTCAAGTCCTGTTTTAACAACGGACAAGGTTATAGGAACAAATGTTACAGGAACACCTACTAATGCTACAAAGAATTTTACAGCAGGCTCCATTGCTGCATTGGCAAAAAATGCAGGGGTGTTAGCTCTTCCTGCTCACGCTGACCAAGCTGCTGCTTCGGGTGCATCATTAGCTGCGGGAGCTTTGTATCAGACTGATGGCACCGCTGCGGCCCCTCTTAATGTAGCGGGTATTGTAATGGTGGTTCAATGATATGGATATTCGAAAGATAGCTATAGGTCCTGACTACAAAGGTGGTGCTATGCACTACATTGTAGGTCAGAACGTGCTAAACAATCAGTATACTATACACCTTATACGTCAAGATAAGAATGATGGTAGCATAAAAATTTGGATACAAAAAGATGATGAGATAGTAATGTGGAAGAGCTTCACTAATACTATGCCGATATCTGTAGAGTACAATATAAACTTTTAAGTTTAAAATTAAATTAATAGAGGTATCTACATATTTAAATATGTAATCGATAGCCTTGTCTTATTATGAAATCACCATTTTATTTTATAACTAAGCCATACAACGGAAGGAGATACGACAACCTCAAGTCTATTGGTGGTATTGATTTTATTACTAGCACATCAGAAGAGGACCATCAGTCATCCAATAGATATGCTGAGGTAATAGAAACCCCTATTGGATATGAAGGCCCTATAAAAAGGGGAGACACCCTTATAGTTCATCATAATGTATTTAAGTTCTATAATGATATGAAGGGAAGGCAACAAAGCGGAAAGAGTTTCTTTAAGGAGGACTTGTTTTTTATAGATGAAGAACAGTTCTTTATGTATAAGCAGGATGGAGAATGGTACTCATACGATAGATACTGCTTTGTAAAACCTGTAAGTACATCTGAATCATATATATTTAAGCCTTTTAGTGAGGAGCCTTTGGTAGGTATTATGAAGTATCCTAATGAATACTTAAAATCTAAAGGTATATCTAGTGGAGATACAGTATGCTTCAAGCCTGATAGTGAGTATGAGTTCGATATAGATGGTGAAAAGCTATATAGAATGTATGACCATCAGATAACAATAAAGATGTAATGGATAATAAAGATGTAAAGCTAAGGATTATAGATGCAGCTATGAAAGCTGTTGAGCAGCTTATAAAGGTAGCTAAAGAGGATATAATAAAGATAGACCCTGAAGATGAGCTTGCAGCAGACAGGTTAAAGAATGCGGCAGCTACAAAAAAATTAGCTATCTTCGATGCATTCGAGATACTTACAAAGATTGAAAACGAAAGAGCGGATATAGATATAGCGGATAAAGGTCCATCAAGGGTAGACACAAAACAGGGATTTGCAGAAAGAAGGTCAAAGTAGTTTATACAAGGTGTTAGAGGGCTATGTTTCTTCTAATGTTATAACCAACAAGAACAGAAACAAGAGTTGGTTGTATGGATATGATACCAAGTATGATATGATAATCATCTCTAAGACAGGAATGATTGGAGATATTATAAATATCAAGGGATTAGTGATAGCACTTCCGGCTGCACCTAAAGACATTTACAAAAGAAGTAAGACTGCATCTGAGCAGTATTGGGAGCGTAACGAAATACCTAAGCCTTTAGAGAAGATTACATCTATATTCCAATGGAATGAGAAGCCTACCGACTTTAAGAATCTATGGGTAGACTATATAGAGGGAGAGTTTGATAAGCGGGAGATAGGATATTGGTTTATGAATAACGGTAAACCTAACTACATTACAGGGCCTCACTATATGTATCTGCAGTGGACTAGCATTGATGTTGGATACCCTGACTACCGAGAGGCAAATAGAATACTATACATATATTGGGAGGCGTGTAAGGCTGACAAGAGAAGCTTTGGAATAGACTACCTAAAGATAAGACGTTCAGGATTTTCTTTTATGAGCTCATCAGAGTGTGTAAACACCGGAACGCTAGCAAAAGATTCTAGGGTAGGTATATTATCTAAGACCGGTGCTGATGCGAAAAAGATGTTTACCGACAAGGTTGTTCCTATAAACAGCAGGCTTCCATTCTTCTTCAAGCCTATTATGGATGGTATGGACAAACCAAAAACTGAGCTAGCCTTTAGGATTCCGGCAGCAAAGATTACAAAAAAGAATATGTACGACACCACCGTAGATGATTTAATGGGGTTAGATACAACAATAGATTGGAAGAATACAGATGACAACAGCTATGATGGTGAGAAGCTATTACTGTTGGTTCACGATGAGAGTGGTAAGTGGCTAAAGCCAAATAATATATTAAATAATTGGCGTGTAACAAAGACCTGTCTTAGGTTAGGTAGTAAGATTATAGGTAAATGTATGATGGGCTCAACCTCCAATGCATTAGCAAAGGGTGGTGAAGAGTTTAAGAAGCTATACAATGATTCTGATGTAACTAAAAGAAACGCCAACGGTCAGACCAAGAGCGGTATGTATTCGTTGTTTATTCCTATGGAGTGGAATATGGAAGGCTTCATAGATATATACGGTATGCCTGTATTTAGAAAACCGATTAAGGCTATACGTGGGGTTGATGGCGAGATGATTGACAATGGTGCTATTGACTATTGGGAGGCAGAGGTAGAGTCATTAAAGAATGACCCCGATGCTTTAAACGAGTTCTATCGTCAGTTTCCTCGTACCGAGTCTCACGCATTTAGGGATGAGAGCAAGCAATCCCTTTTTAATTTAACAAAGTTATATCAGCAGATAGACTATAATGACTCATTAATAAATGAGCATCACCTAACTAGAGGCAGTTTTCATTGGAAGGATGGAGTTATAGACTCTAAGGTTGTGTGGTCACCTGATAAGAGGGGTAGGTTCCTAGTTAGTTGGCTACCAAAGAAGGATTTGCAGAATAATGTATTTGATAAGAGAGGTACCAAGTATCCGGGGAATGAACACATCGGTTCATT